GCAAATGATTTCTGCCCAGCATCCTTGTCTTTCAGCCATTCGGCTTTGAATCCTGTCCAGCCCCTTGCACAACAGGTTTCCAGGGCGGCTTGAAGGCTTATCCCTGCTTTGCCGGCCTCCTTGATGATGCCGTTCAAGGCGGTTTGAGTTACGGCGGCTTTCTTGGCCTTGCGTAAAGTTAACCAATCCTGCCAAACAGAATCGGCGACACCGACAGGTGGCGTAACTGTATTCTTTGTATTCTTTAAAGATAAAGAAGAAGAAGAAGAAGAAGAAGAAGAAGATGAAGGGGTTGGAATTTGTTTAACCTCTATTTCAACTTCAAGGTTATCTACAAGGTTAACCTTCAATGCAGGGTTTCCACCTAATTTTCCTCCTGCTGCACGGGTTTCTCTTAGGTGTTCGTCTCTAATCATGCGTTTCGAAAAAATTGTGCCATCCTCTAATGTTTCAAAAACACCAGACTGGCGCAACTCATCTAGCCAACCTTCAACATCCTGCAAGGTTGCCCCTACCATGCTTGCAAGGTTAATAGGAAGGATAACCTTGTTCCCAACCTTCAAATGCCCGTAAGGAGTGCCTTCGTGCATATAGCAGATCATGTCAATCCACATTCCACGCGCACCCAAAGAGCAAGATCGCAAGGCTGTATCCCGTAGCCAGTCGCTAGGGTAAAACTGAAATGAAGGGCGTTTCATACATTCCCCCAAGCGCCTTCAATTAACTTTTTTTCTCGATTCCAAATTTCTTGAAACTGATGAATGGTTAATTTAACAACAGATTCTGTTTGATCCTCATTATCTTGCCTAATGTAAATATATCCATCGCCCTCTGCGTCAACCCGAGTTTCTAACTCTTTTGGAAAAAACATTTGCATAAAAACCCCATAAAAAAAGGGCTACACCTGCACTCTCTCCATCGCTGGAGTTGGTCGAACGGGGTAGTCCCGCCAGAGTGCATGTGTAACCCTACTACCTTAAACGCGACCAAGCGTTACTCAAATCTTACATCACTTTTTGCATTCCTGCAATTTAGGTGTTGGTGGTTGCTCACATAAAGCAGTGGGCCTAACTCCTGATTTACCTGTTGGAACTTCAAAACAACGGCGCTAACCCGTTGGACAACCACCAACAATTTAACTCTATACCACTTTCTGCGCTTCCGCAATCTGTTTTTTGAACTTGTACACCAGCACTTGCTGCCACGATTTAGGCACACCGCGTTGCCGCCAGTTGCTGATTGTGTTCTGTTTTACGTCCAGCATATAGGCCAATCTGCCTACCCCGCCAGCCGCTTTGATTGCTGTGTCCAAAATGTCCATGCCGCACTATATCACATTTGTGAGCATGGTAGGCTATTAAAAAAACCTATGACAACTCCAAACCGATAGAAATAATTGTTAAAAAAAAACTTGTCAGACATCACATTTGTGATATAGTTCACCCATGCCCTGAACTTCTCGGGGTCTTTTTAGGAGCAAGTATGAAAGACATAGCATTACTTCAAGCAGAGTACGAGGAAGCCCTCCACCAAGGCTTAATCACTCCCGCAATGATGGCAGAAACAATCAACATCTGCGAATTTTCACTTTACGCACATTTCCGTCCTGTGCATACCTGGATGAACACCGACTTGGGCGACATTCACCATGAAATACACAAAGCAGTTTACTGCGCGGAGAACACAAAATGAATAAAGCAAAAGACATCACGCTTGCCGTGTTTATCGGCATATCACTAGCCTGGGTACTTGTGTATGGGTGGGCAGCATGATTTACAGCAACGACCCCAAGGAAATTATTGAAGAATGCAAATCCAAGTTAGACCCAATCGGTTTTCTTGAGATTTATGTGTGGCATTTATGTGGACAACTGGAGGTACAAAATGAACGAATCAAATGGCTTAAAGAACAACTTAACAGATCGTGAGGACTACGAATGCCCCGAATGCGGGGAAGATTGCGGCGACATGGCTCGGCATACAGTCGATGACATTCACATTTTGTATTACTTTACCTGCGAAAAATGCGGGATAGATTTTGGAGGTGATTTATGAAAAACATTGCAACAGCGTTAGTCAAAGCACAACGCGCCTTTGGGCCTGCACTCAAAAGTTCCATCAACCCGCATTTCCGTAGCAAATACGCTGATCTATCGGCTTGCGTTGAGGCGGTGATTGAAGGGTTAAACGGGGCTGGCATTGCCCTTATCCAACGTACCAGCATAAACGATACAGGCGTGACTGTGGAAACAGTCTTTGTGCATGAATCAGGCGAGATGATGGAGTGTGGCAAGTTGCACGTTCCCGCTGCCAAACAAGACCCGCAAGGTTACGGCTCTGCATTGACGTATGCACGGCGTTATTCCCTGATGGCGGCTTGTGGCATCGCTCCCGAGGATGACGATGGCAATGCAGCCAGCAAAGTAAAGGTATCGGCCACAAAAACTGATTTAGTCCCACAAAACAGACTATCAATCATTGCCGATGTTGCCGCAGCCATTAATGAGCGCATGAGCGCAAATGACGTAATTGGCGCGGTTGAGGAATACGCGGGAATCGTGGACATTGAAGAAAAGACGGCGCTATGGGCAATGCTTGACAGCAAAACCCGCAGCAGCATTAAGAAACAAGCAGAACTAATGAAAGGTTAATCATGGCAATCACTAAAGAAATTTCCTGCGTAGTCGGGACATACACAAACAAGGACGGACAACAAAAGAACCGTTACCAGCGCATTGGGTCAATCATCAACACCAAAAACGGGGAAATGCTCAAGATTGACGTTATCCCTTTGGTTGAAGGCGGCTGGTCAGGCTGGGCGTATCTCAATGAACCACAGCCTAAAGAAAACAAAGGTTTTCCCAAAGACGACTTTGACGTACCTTTTTAAGGAGCAGCTATGACTACTTACGCAATGACAGAAATCGAGATCATTCGATGGGCGGAAGCCCGCAGGATTATCCCTAACTCAACGGCTGGCATTCAATTACTCAAAGCAATGAGTGAAATGGGAGAACTTGCTGATGCCACTATTAAAGACAATCGCGAGGACATTGTTGATTCGGTGGGGGATGTGATGGTTTGCCTCATCATTTATTGCGCTTTACAAGACATTAACCTAGTTGACTGCATGGAAGTTGCCTACGATTCAATTAAAAATAGGAAAGGAATACTCCGTGAAAACGGTTTATTTGTTAAAGCATGAAATTCCTAAAAGCATTTAAAGACTTTTGGCGTGATCGTACTCCGTTGGAAGTAATCAGCCACGAACTTGCCCAGGCGCACTTAGATCGTTTGGAGGCTGAAAACGCAGTAGAGTATGCAACCGCTGTGCTTGAAATGAATTTGACCCGCATTGAGCGCCTTGAGACGCGCATGAAGGAGTACAAATGACTGAAGCGAATAAAAAATACATGGAGCCCAAACAAAAAGATTGGGAGTTTGATGATCCCGAGCCTAGCGACTACGCGCAATTCGTGAGGCAACTTAAGGGAATCATTGCTTGGGTAATTATCATGGTTGGTGTGTCTATGATTGTCGCGGCGGTGCTGAAATGACAGGATACAAATCAAAAAAAGCAGCAGCGCAAGACAAGCTGCAAAACAAACCGCCAGCGCAATGGCCTTTTCCCATCAAATTATTGCCAGCAAAGCCAGTAGGCAAACTGCCATTTAATCCAAACAATTATGAGGATGCGCTATTGTGAGTTTTACACTAAAAATTGAATCAGATTCCGCCCGTAAAGCGTTAAACATAGTTGCCCCTTGGGAACGCCGCGAAAAGTCCAAAAATGAGGTTTTAAGCAACTCCATTAACATTTGGGCACAACCCGTGTACCAGCCGCCCAAAGACTATTGCGCCCGTCCTGGTGCGCTTGATTTTAAGAAAATGAAAAGCAAATGAGGCGAAGTAGACACGCCGACATCAGAAAGGCTTTACGAAAACACCCCGATGGACTTACCCGTAAACAAATCCAGTTTTACACTAATCTTACGGCAGATTGCATCAAAATGGCGCTGCCGGTGATGCCTGACGTATACATAGATCGTTGGAAAAAACAACGTTATGGCAGGGATTGGATACCTGTTTTTATAGCAATTACTGTGCCTGAAAATTGCCCCAAACCTGACATAAATCTTCTTAAAAACTAGGTACTATGTGGTTGCAGCGCTGTGCTGCGCCACATTTTTAGGGGAAATTTATGGACTTCACGCTTGAGATTAATTTGGGTTTTGGTGATGTTGTTAAATACAACACTTGCGACTTTTGGAAAGTAGTTGCCTTGGTTTCTTTTGTTGAGAACATGGAAGAAATCGATGATGATGTAGACTTTTTCAATGATGACGAAGAAGAAGACGAAGAATACGAGTACGACGAAGAAGGTACGGCGTATTGGTACGATGAGGAAAATGAGGTTTACTATTGGTACGACGAGGAATCTGACGATTGGTACGAGTGTGACGTAACAGAATGCGAAGACGAAGACGACGAAATTGCAGAGTAAGCATACAGTGGGCGGTTAATAACCGTCCACTTGTATAATTTCCCCGCGAAATTCAACGTGGTCTTTATTCCATACATGGAATAATTCGGGCCACAATAATTGCCCGTCTTTGAACGTAAGCATAGCAAAGCCAGAACGGTGGTTTAGCGGATTGTGCTCTGAGTAAGAAAACTGCGGGCCATATGGGTCTGCCAAAGTGCCTGTATCTACTCCAAATCGGTTTCCATTGTAATCAGCGTATGGCGTAACCTTTAGGCTGTGCAAATGGCCCGTTACGATGCTTGTGCCAGCCCCAACGGTGTTGTTGTGGGTAGCATGAACCCCGCCTTTGTACCTATGTTTGACAATGACTTCTTTGGTTAACCAAACCGACCAAGCAAACTGCCATGCTTCAAAGTGATCTTCTAATCGAAATCCTGGTGTTTGAACGTATTGCGGTGCATTAGAGGCCAATCTCGCAGCAAATCTCGCATCATGGTTACCCATTGTCCAGATTAGCTTTACATTTCGTCGGGCTTTTTTGGCGGTCTCCGACACTTCCGACAGCATTGCTTTACAAGCGTTTAACTCTTGTATTACAGATGGAAGAGTTTCCCAACCCATAGGCGGGTGACGAGATATAGCAGCGCCATCAAAGGCATCACCATTACAAATAACTGCTTTGGGGGCATACGTTTCAATAGCATATAAAAGCGCTTTAAACGCCGTTGAACGTAAACCAGGCCAAAAATGAGCATCCGAGAAAACGATAACTGTGCCATTTTCTATCCCCAAATCAACGGCATTTGGAAAAATTTGTTGTCGAAATATCCACCGCTGGTCATTAACCGGAAGATTTTCTCCAAGTTTTTCTTCTTTACGCCTACGCCTTGAATAAACAGCTCTTTCTGAAATTTTTAGTTCTTCTGATACCAATTTTGCTGATTTCAAACGATTCCAACATTCAAGAAACTGTTCTTCAGTAATCATACAAGTCCTTATAGAAGCAGTACTTCTGCTTTTCGGCGTTTGTCTAATCCTGCTAGAACTTTGCCACCGCCTTTGTTCCACAATAACAATTGTTGAACGGCAGCTTCCCAATCTTGCTCATTGATCTTGCGTTTCAATGTACTGGTTTGCAGTCTGCCAACCCCAAGGTTATAGCAGAAGTCTACGACAGCATTACACTTACGTTCATCTGTTAAGAGAATAGGACAATTACGCAACACCCCTGGAAGGTAAGTAAATTGCAGTTCATGGAGCAATAACGTTTCAGCAATCGTTTCACTAATCGGCTCATCAGATAGCGTAACCTTTGCGCCACTTGCGTAATAGGTAGACCCATATCCAATGGTAGGTATACCGGCAGGGCAAAGATAGGGCTTGCTTTTGAAGCCCTCAAACTGCTTACACAGGGCAGCAGCAATATTTAAGTTCATAACCCGCGCTTGGCAAGAGTACGATCAAGGAACCAGTAGTTAAGAGTTCCTGACACAAGTGCAGCCATGTCGCCACTCATCATTAACTTAAAAACTGCATCAGGAGATGCGCCAGTTACCCAAGCATTCCAAGCAAACCAAACATGGATAAACGACCAAATAAACAGAATCCAATAGGTGACAATAGGGCGCACGGAAGCCGATAGGCTGGCTACCCATCCACCAGCGGCTTTAACCATCTCTGTTTGCTGTTCTATGGCGCTGTTAAAGGCATTCATCACGCCAGCGTCTACTGTGGCCTCCCGCTGGGCTCCAATCTCTGCCAG